ATGGAAGAGAAGTATCCGTTATTTGCTGATCAGTTCATCCAGGACGAATTAGGCAGGAAGAAAGACTATTATGATGGGATCACGGATGCGGTCCTTGTGGATAAAAGGAATGAGGTGAAGGAAGCACACCGGCAATTATTGGAACAGTATGGGGTGAAGGAATGAGCATAGATTATGAAAAAACCTATGGAATTGAGTATGCAATATCATTGCATTTTGGCAGTAGAAATTATGTGATTGTCCCTAATGTTTCGTGGGGAATGTTCCCTTACGAATTGGATTTATGCGCACTGAATCATAGAAGCCGATACGCATCCGAGATTGAGATAAAGATATCAAGGGCTGATCTCAAAAGGGACGGACAAAAACCCCACAATCACAACTCTATAGCTATTCGCTGGCTGTGGTTTGCAATGCCAGAAAAACTGGCACGGTGTGTGGAGTTAGTACCAGAACGAGCTGGTATATTTCTTGTTTCTCAATCGGGTAAGGTCGCGATTTTCAGGAAACCAAAGCCAAATCCGCTATCAGGTAAATGGGATGATGACATGGCTTACACATTGGCAAGATTAGGAACGATAAGATTCTGGGCACATTGGCGAAATTCACTATTGAAAAGGTAGAATTAACGTGCTATAATATAAGAGCAGGTCGGAGGTTTCTTATCTGACCACCGGAAGAGACGAGCGCCTTCCTTAGGCTTTTTGCCTAAGGAGGGCGCTTTTCTGTTTTAACCACTCAACCGGAAAAACCAATTGGGGATTGCTTCGGAAGAGCGTCCTCGCAATGACAGTCAGAAAGGAGTAAGTATGAAAAGTTTCTTGAAATGGTTCGTTATTGGCCTGGTATTGCTGGTGATTGCGTTATTCGCATTACTGGCAATCAATGAACTCTTGCCGCCTGGCTGGAAAATGGACTCAGAGGTGCTGATCACTCTTTCGGCAGCCATCCTTTCGGCCATGTTCATGTTTATCCCCGGATTGCGTGCACAATTCGCGGGGCTTCCCTCTGAGCATAAACTCTATGTCAACCTTGTCCTGGTGGTTCTCCTGGCTGTGTTTATCTTCCTGGGGACCTGTACCAAATGGCTTCCTATAGAAGGCGTGGTATGCAACCAGGTTGGCTTGAAGACTTTGCTGGTCTATGTATTCCTGGCTGCAGGCGGTAACCAACTGACATATAAGGTCAGCTCGCCGCCAATGGATGTGAGACTTGCGAAGGTAAACCGCGACGCTGTGGATTGACCTCATGAATGAATCCACCGCAGCTATCGTAAAAGTGATCGCCGAAGTCCTCCTAGCGATAGGAGGACTCAGCGGTTTGATCACCGTTCTGGTAAACAGGCATAAGGCTAAGGCTGAGGCAAAGAACATTGAATCCCAGGCAAATAATCTTGATGCCAAAACGAGGCAAGAGATCCCATCTGGTGCAGCTGGCAGCCTGGTTGAATCCAGCGGCGATGTTATCGATCAGTACAAAAAACTCCTCGAGGATTATCAAACCGAAACCAATCGAAGGATTGACAATCTGCAGCAAATGCTGAGCAAGTATGCCAAGCGAATCATGTATTTGATGGGAGGCATCCAGGTATTGGTCAAACAGGTGGTGGATCTGGGACATGACCCATGCTGGAGCCCTGATGACTGGGTGCCCTGGGAAGAAGCAAAAAAAAGTGACGAAAAACCAGATCCGGGAATTCTGAAAGGTTAGGAAATGGCGATCAATCCCAAAAAACTATCCGGAGAAAACCTGAGCCAACTGGCGCTTGACCTTGATCTTGAAGAGGTCGATGGCGATATTGCTATTTCTCCGGAAGAAGCCGCACGCAGGAGCGAAACGGCACGCCTGGCACTCAAAGAGCGCTTGATCAAGTATCAGACCACGCTTGAAAAAGCACGGGTCGAGTTTGATGTGCTGCGTGCAGATTTGGGCGGAAGCCGTGTTGATGTTAAGAACGTTATCGGTTGGGCGGATGAATATTACCGCCTGCAGGATTACGGCTGGCCGTGGCGGGTGGCAGCTTATATTGCGTGGGCAAGTTCCCCGAAGGCAGGACGCTATCCACGCACGCAGGAAGAGCTTTCGACCACCATTTTGGGATTGACTTCTGATCGGCAGATCTCCACGTGGAGACGCAAGAATCCGGCGATCGATGAAACGATCGGACTGATGCAGGCGGCGCCGCTGATGGATCACCGGCGGGATGCTTTTGAAGCGCTGGCTGAGAGTGCTGCAGATCCGAGTTTTCATAACGCTCAAGATCGCAAGACATTTTTTGTGATGACCACGGATTATGTGCCGCATCAGAGGGTAGATATTGAGCGCCCAAAGACCAATGCCAGGGATTATACGGCTGAGGAGCTTGACAGGGCTGCTGCAGCGCTGGACAAGAAGCTTGGGCTGAACAACGAGGAGGAGGGCGATGATGGGCACTCTTCCTTATAGGAACAAGGAATTGACTCCTGAACAAGCCAAGGAAGAACGGGATTTTCGTGAATTAGCGAAAACCCGTTACAAATATTACCGACATTATATCAATCCAAAATTTAAGGATGGCCGACACCATGCCGTCTTAGCTTTCGAACTCGAACAGATCGAGCTATACATTAGCACCGGGGGAAAACAAGGGAATGGCAGGCTGATCGTTGAATTACCACCCCAGCATGGGAAATCGACCGATATCGCGAGGATCTTCCCAAGTTGGGTGATAGGCCGGAATCCAAATACACATGTGGGTATTGTGTCTTATGGCGCGAATCTGGCGGACAAACACTCGGCTGCGGTAAGGGATTATGTGCAGAGTGAGGCTTTTCGGAACTTATTCGGCACATATTCCACTAACGACGAACCAGTGATGCTATCTGATGACTCCGCATCCAAGAGTGATTGGCAATTGAAAGCTCCATTTGAAGGTGGCTGCTTGAGTCGGGGTATCAGCGGTGGTCTATCGGGCAATCCACTGGATCTATTGATCGTTGATGATCCAACTCAAGATATCGATGAGGGTCGGTCAGAGATCCATCAGAAAAAATTGGAAAACTGGTTTGACTCTGTGGCAATTCCCCGTTTGAGCGAAGGTGGGGCGTGCATTATCGACCACACACGGTGGGATCCTAACGACCTAATCGGACAAATATTGCAAAGGATGGCGAACGAGGATCCAAATATTGACCAATGGAAGGTTATCTACCTCCCGGCGATGGCACTTGAAGAAGACCAATATCCGGAAACTGAGGAAGAGTATAAAAGGAATCTTTCTCAGGGGGTGTATCTGCCTTTGAAGTCGGAAGGGGATCCGTTGAAACGCACACCAGGCCAGGTGTTATGGCCGTGGCGTTATAGCCAGAAATATATTGAGAAAGTCAAAACGACTGTTGAGGCAAAAAGCCCTTATACGTTTGCGAGCGTCTATCAACAGTTGCCAAGACCCTTTACCGGTGGATTGTTTGACGACAAGGACATCCTTGAAATTGATCGCAACGAAGTTGATTGGAATTGGGAGTGGGTCAGTTACATCGATGTGGCGCTAGGCCGTAACAAGAGAAGTGATTTCAATGCGTCGCTGATCGAGACATTGACTCCTGACGGGGATATTGTTGGGCGTGATCTGCTGCGCGTGCGTGAATTGAATAAGTTCTTGAAGCTGTTGAAGATGAATATGCTACTGCCAGACAACAAAAAAGTTACATGGGGGATTGAAGATGTGGCTTTTCAGACCCTGGCATTCCAAAATTTTTGGAATGATCCTGAATTGGCAATGGTCAAAATGATCACTTTCCCGGTTCCGGAAGGATCGAAGATGGACCGGGCAACTAACCTGAGTCTCCGGGCGAAAGAAGGGCATTTCAAGTTGGTAAAGGGGTCAAATCATCTGGATGTAAAGAGGCAATTGATGGAATTTCCTTACAGCCAGCACGACGATATTGTGGACTCTGCGAGCGGTGGACCTTATATGATCGCGGAACTCGCAAAGAAGAAACACCTGGAGGCTAAAATCTGGTGAAATTATTCGATCAAATCAAATCCTGGGCTGCCAGCAGTGTAATCAAAGCCGGACAGGCTATTTCTTTCATCCAAGATTTTATCAAAACAAGCTGGATGGATACGGACTTCTGGACGCTGATCCGGCAGGGTTACAAGGCCAGCTCGGCGGTTTCTGCCTGCGTAAGAGCGCTGGCAATGTCATTCCCTGAACCACAACTGATTGCGTACAAGGACACCGCAGACGGGGAACAACCTGCAGGGTCGACAGATGCGCTGCAAAAGTTAATCAGGCAGCCAAACCCGGATATGGGGGAAGCCGAGTTCATGCAATTTGTAATCACGTACGCTCCCTGCGGCGGGAACGTGTACATCTGGAAGGAACGCAACCAGGCAGGTCGAGTGGTGCGCTTGTGGCCGTGGCATGACGGACAGGTCTCGATAGTGCCAGGGCATAACAGTAAAGAGGGACTGGTATCCGGTTATTTATTCGATGTTGGTGATGGACGAAAAATACCGCTGTCAAAAAAAGATGTGTTCCAGTGGAAGTGGATGATCGATCCGGAACAACCGTGGAAGGGCATCGGGGCAATCGAATTCGCGAGCCGGGATGTAACCAGCGATACAGAGTCCTCGCGGTATACGTACGCGATGTTCAAAAACAATGCCATCCCGCCATTTGCCGTCACATTACCTGATGGTGATGAACTGGATGATGCGACGGTCAAGCGCCTGCAAAAACAATGGATAAAGCGTTACGGTGGAGAAAACCGAGGAGTACCAGGTTTTATGCAGGCGGGAATGACGATCCAGAAGCTGGGCATGAATATGCAGGAGCTGGATCTATCCAATTTGAAAAACATTCCGGAGAGCCGGATCTGCGCGGCATTCGGCGTACCTGCGACAATCGCGGGGCTGTACGTGGGATTGAAGCGGAGCGATTACGGCGACGGCATGGCCAGAAAAAGCTTTACCGAGACCACCTTAGTGGCGCTGTGGCGGGCTTTCTCTTCGGAAATGACCATGGCTTTATCGGATGAATTCGGCGGGGGGTATCAGCTGCGGTTCAACCTGGACCAGGTAAAAGCGCTGGCCGAGAACGTGAACGAGATGTGGACAAGGCTGCTCAACGCAGTGGATAAGGGTGTGATCACGCGAGCGGAGTTCAAGCGTTCCGTTGGGTTGAAAGTAAAACCCGAGGATGAAGTTTATAAGACGAGCATGCTGTACTCCTGGGAAAAGCCGGGAGAGCAAGGGCAACCGCCGGTTGCCCCTACAACGGAACCCATTAAATCATTAACCACGAAAAGCACGAAAGGCACAAAAGAGGAAGAACTAAAAGAGATCAAAGCTAAAGGATCTGTGTACGGCCGGGCACTGCAGCGGATCCGCAGGTCGATGTGGCCGAACATGGCCAAGGATATGGATGCGTATTTCTCGAGCTTGTCTGACCGGGTGGTCAGCCGGGCGGGGAAATCATTGCAAGGGATGGCAGAGCGCAAAGACGACCTGCCTGGTGTGGATGATCTGCTGACTCCGAAGGATGAAGAGGATTTGGGGAAACTGCTTAAGCGGTGGTTTGTGGCAATTGCCCAGGCGAGCTGGGAAACGATGAATCTTTCTTTGGGTGTGACGGTTGATTTTGAGTTAACCGATCCGGCGGTGACGGCGATGCTCTCAAAGGCGGGCGGGGACATCAAAGACATCACGGCGACCACCCGCAGCGCTTTGCAAGAGGCTTTGAAATACGGCAATGAGAACGGATGGTCTATCCAGCAACTGGTGAAGGGCGACGAAAACCAGGCAGGACTTCAATCCATTGTGAAAGAGACTTACCAGAACCGGTCAACCACGATTGCCAGGACGGAACTGGGGAATGCGCAAAATTCAGTGGCTTCGGAAAGATACAAAGCCAACGGCGTGAAGATTGTTGGGATCCTGGATAACGGCGATGACGATGATGACGATGAGTGCAAGATCGCCAACGGCCAGGTGTGGGCCATTGAATATCTTGATTCAAATCTATTGGAACACCCGAATTGCACCAGGAGCCACTATCCCATATTTGAAGATGTAACGCCAGACAGGAGCTAAGTATGCCAAAAATTAAGGAAAATCCAGAATACGAGTCAAAGAGCATCCAGTTCAAAGTGGATGAAACCGGCAAGTTGAGCGCGTCGATCGCAACCTTTGGGGTGATCGACAAAGATTATGACATTGTTGAGCCGAGCGCGTTCAAGAACGGGCAGGAAGTGGCTGTTGTGTGGAGCCATGACTGGACGCGACCTGTTGGAAAAGGTTTCATCGAAGTCTCCCAGACTGAGGCTGTTTTCAATGGATCCTTCTTCATGGAAACCATTGACGGTCAAGAGGCTTACAAGACCGTCAAGGCGATGGGGAACCTGCAGGAATGGAGTTGGGGATTCCACACGGTCAAGGCTTCCTGGGAAGATCAGGAAGAGCGCAGGATCCGCCACTTGATCGAGACGGAAGTTTACGAAGTTTCTCCGGTGCTGAAAGGTGCCGGTATTGGAACGAGGACGCTGATGCTCAAGGGGCGACAATCCCTTGAGACTCAAGTAAAGGCTGTGGTCGAAGCTGTGGACTCGCTGGGGGAGCGCGTGCGCTCACTCAAGGGGCTGCGGAAAGAGCAAGGCCGTGAGATCAGTGAAGAACGTGTTGAGGAGATCAAGAAACTGGCAACAGATCTCCGTACTGGAGCGGACGCGCTGGAGGAATCCATTATTGATGGGGATGAATCCAAGGCTGCGGCGCAATTGGAATTCAATAAATTCA